CCACAAATGGATACAAAGCTTTCATTTTATCCCATATAGAATAACCTTTTAAGTCTACTACTAAAGTATTAATAGCCGCTTGTTGAGTAGGGTCTGTTATTGCAGCCGCTGTAATGAACGCTTGTGCATCGGGGTCAACAGCTGGAGTTCCGATAATATCAGTTGCACCAGCTTCAGAAACGGAATAAACCGAACCCCAGCCAATTGCATTATCAGCACCTTTTCCCCATCCTATATTATTATTTGAGGCACCGTCACCCCATCCGTTTGCATTTGCCATTTTCTAAGTTGTTATGTCTCCAAATAAAACCCATTCATCAGTACCTACTTTTATTAACGTAGCAACTGAATATTGTCCCGTTGTTTTTGTTTTACCACCCGTTGAATGTAAAGTAACCCCAGCAGTTCCCGCAATAGTTGTTTGACCAGCGCCATGTTGAAATATAATCATTTCAGTACCTATTGGAAACGCATGACTTGAATTTAACGGAATACGTAAATCATTTGCCGAAGCACGGTCTGTTTTTATAATTTTATTAGCATCCGTTAAAGTTAAGTTATTTAACGCAGCTGAATAAGTAACCATTGTTTTATTGAATACTTGCGCACCCGTAACGTACTTACTTGAAAACGTACCACCCCCATCATCTTGTGCAATTGCAAAAAGGTCGGTAGCAACTATATTACTTCCTTTTGCTGTTAATTGACTTATCTTTACGTTCGCCATTTTGCTTGTTTAAATACATTAATAATTTCTTTATATTTTCGTCTTTTGGTTTGTACTTCTTCATAAACACCAGGGACTGTAGTTATTATTTGTATCCGGGTACATATCCCCGTTTGAATTACTATTGTATTCCGGGAACAAGTCGTTGTTAAATGCTATATAATCAATAAATCTTTCAGTGTAATGTTGTGCAATACTTCTTTCTTTCTCGATTAAGAAATCTATTTCGACTTTTTCTACGTTAGTTGCGTTTTCTGAATTGTGTTTATACACCCCTTTATTAGCTATTGTATAAGCTGCAAAAGGTAAGTATTCAACCATAGCCCAGTGTATAAGCATCGGTTTAACATACGTAACTAAAAGATTATTGTAGTCTGTTGGTATTGTGTAAATTGAAGCTATTGTAACCGCTCCATTTGTACCACCCGAAACAGTTGCTGTATTTCCTACTTTGTAACCCGTTCCCGCTGTATTTATTGTGGCGTTTGTAATTAACCCAGAAGGAGCCGTAATATTTAATTTTAAACCCGTTCCCGTTGCGCTCGTTGTATTTACAGCCGTTCCCGTAGTATATCCAGTTCCTTGATTGCTTACTGTTATTGCCGTTGGTATTCCTGAAGTAGCTAAAATAATTTCAGCTTGTAATTTTTGTAGTAAATCAGTACCTAAGAAATTTTGAATGTGAATGTCTTGAGCTATTTTAACGTACTGAATAAAATTGTCCGTGTCTACGTTACCGTTCATTGCAGTGAACTTAACTACATCGTTTCTTGTTATTAAAAGTGCTTCTGCCATTATTTCCCTCTTTTATTCGTTGGTAAAAATCCGTTATTAGGCATGTCCTTTGGTAATTGGCTAACTTTAGAATCATTCTTTACAACGTACCCTAACTTTTCAGCTTTACGTACCGCTATTTGTTTTAACTCTTTGCTGTTAACGTCAATTGCTTTACCGCTAAATGTAGCGTAAACTTGTTTATTCCACCTATGGTTACAATTGCCACCGCCTTTATAAAACCAAATTGAATATGTATTAGCTCCTTTCGGGCCCCATCCTGGATTAACTGATTCAGAACCCATTTTTAAAATGTCCTCTTTACGGTAAATCTTATTAGCCGCTATCATTTTACGGCAAAATTCACGCGTATTATCAGCACTTTTACCAGCGTAAACATATCGAGTTAGAAACTTAACACCGTCTATTACTTCATCTTGTGCGCTTCTTATATTTGGCCTATTGTCTCCCGTTGAAACTAAGTTAACTATTTTACTCAATAAAGACTGTTTAGGCTCTTTAGAAAGCGTTTCATTCTCTTGGTCGTCCGAATCATAGTCAACAGGATATTCATCTATTAGAATTGAGTTTTCGGGTATATCTTCGCCTAAATCAATTAACGCTTGTGCTATTTGTATTTCTTTGCTTAGTTCCGTTCCTGTTTCTTCAGCTACTTGTTCCTCCGTTTGTGCGTTTTCTAAATCTACGAACTCCAAAGGCTGCAATGTTTTAAAGAATAACTTTAAAGTGATTCCGTTATAACCTAAAATTTTATCAAAAGCTTCTATTATTTGATCCTGAATAGGTTTAATTACCATGTTATCGAATAGAATTGAAGCGTTCTTTAACTCATCAGCATTTGAGCTAAATCCATTTGCAGAACCTAATCCAAATAAAAGTGGCGAAGTAACGTTATGAGCTAACATAATCTTTTTAACGCACTCCTCACTTAAGTAAGTGTAGTGTTCTGGCGCATCGTTTAACGGTAAATCGTCAACCGTAGTTTTACTTTCTTGGTTATTGTTAAAAGCAACTATTACTTTTTGACCTCTTGAGCCAGTTAATTGACTTAAAACTTTGCCTTTAATTATTTGTTGTTGTTCTTCAGTCGGTACACCGTTGTTAAAGTTTACTACTTTAGTTCCTGAAAAACCGTTTTGAACTTCGTTAATTAAATAATCAGCAATTTCTTCTTCTAACTTTGCATACGGTAAACCACCTTGATAATCAGGCAAAGAATAGTATTTCATTCCAACCGCATACGGCTTAGAATAAAGTATTTCTACTTGTTCGTTTGAATATCCAAAAGCTGGAATTCTTTTAGGTGCGTATTTCTTTACATCCTCCCAATTATCTGAATAGTAATAACCTTCTATTTCACCGTCTTTATTGCATTTTTCAGCACGTAACAAATTAACGGGTATGTGATAAGCTTTTAAAATCTTTTTATGCGCCTTGTCATAGTGAACTTGCATAGCAAATTGACCAAACATTTTACGGTCAAGTACTATTTTACGAATGCAATCAGCATGAAATAACGCCATCATTTGAGCGTACTCATTAGGCTTTTTATTAGCGTCTAAGGCACTCAATCCACGCCCGTATATTAATCTACTTACATTATTAATTACCGCGCTGTTAGTCGTTGAATTAACGTATCTATCAATGATAAACTGAAAGTAATTGTTATCCTCGCCAAATTCTACCCAAGCATCTCTTTTAGACTCCTGAATTATTGGCGTTGTGTATGTACTTAATTCTAAAACGTGTATATTATTCATAAACTATAAATTCATTCGTGGTATTATTAGCCGTATATTGGTTTTTGTTTACTGTAAAGGTATTAACATTTTGATTTGTACAAAATATCCTATCTTTATAAACTACGACCGCACCGTTAATAAATACCAAATCGTAAAAATGATTTTCTACTAAATTAAATTCAGCTTCAAACGTATCGTAATAGTCCCCTTCCGTATGGGTATAAGTATCTATTTCAGTTGTTACGTTCGTTTGGTCATCCGTAATAGCTACGTAATCAAAATCTTTGCTTCGTGGAATAAACACAAAGCTTTGGTTATTTGTTGAAGTAGTTAGAATAATCATATATTATAAACGATTAGAGGTCGATTTTGTACCGTAAAACAAAAAACCCCTACCGAAGTAAGGGTTAATTGTATGCAAGTATATGAAGGAAATTAAGCAGTAACTATTGTTGCATCAGTACCAGCTCCAGTTTCAAATAAAACTTTTAATCCAGCTTCGTCTGTTACGTCTAAGAAATTAGCGGGTGAAACTTCCATTGCTTCGAAAGTTAAATTATAACCGTTAAAATCACCCAAGGCACTACCACTCGAAACAGTTCCCGCTGTCACGTCGGCCCCTTGCGTCAAGCCCATTAAAAAGAATTGGTCAGTCATTGTTCTAACTACAATTCTTGGTCTACCGTAAGCAAGTAGTTTAACGTTTTTATGCGTTGTAACGTCTTGTCTTTTTAATTGGATAGTCAAAGTTTGTTGAAAGAAAGTAGTACCGTTGTCTCTTGAAGAATTGATTGTAGTTTCAAAACTGTTAGCTCCTTTTAATTCGTATTTATACAAGTTCATAGCGCTTGCGCCAAGTGGAGTCCAGTCAGTAATTAAATCCGTGTCCGTTGCATCGTATGTTACATCGTCAGAATTTAAGTCATCGTAGTTTATAAAGTAAATAGCCTTCAATCCCGAAACGGAATCTTTACATTGTTCTATTCTACCATTTGTTATATCACAGCTCATTTTATTATTTTTTAAAGTTTAACAAAAAAAAAGGTGGTGTATTTTGCACCACCCTTATTTATAGTTTTTGGTTTTTTAGTTAGCAGAGTTAACAATTCCGTAAGTAACTACATCCTCAGCGAATCCGTATTTAACGTCCCCAGTGAATCTCATTACAACACGTACATTCATTGAACCGTCAATCAATCCCATGTCGATAATTTTAACTTCGTTCATGTCATTTAACAATCCAGTTGCGAAATGTAAGTTAGAAGTTTGAGAAGCCAAACCAGTGTTGTTAGCTAAACCGTTAGCCAAGAAGATTGGTAACCCGTCAAAAGAAAGTGAACCGTTAGAATACCATTGTGTACCTAAGTTATTAGTACCGTTAGCACCTAATCCACTTGCGCCAAATCCACCCAAAGCACGAACGTAAGCACGAACGATGTTTGAAGAAAGATACAATTTTAAATCAGGTTGTCCGTACAATCTTGTTGGTATAGCGTCAACAATAGAACCGATTTGAGCGATTACGTTAGAAGCATCAACAGTTGTTCCCGTTACCTCTTGTGCAGCTGGCAAAGAAGCGTCTGTAGTCAATTGTGTCATGATACCCGCGAATTGACCTTGTGTAGCGTTAACACCTTGCCAAATTGAAGTTTCCATGTTAGCAGCTACTTTTTCAGCAACGTGTGCAATTAAGAAATCAGTAAACGATTTAGGCATTACATCAAACGCAGAGTAACCCATTTCAATCGCCTGCCAAGTCTGATGAAAATCTTTTTTACACAATTGTAAATTTATTTGATACTCCTCAGGTTGTAATATACGCTCAGTTAACGTAACCGTAGAAGAAGCATCAAAATCGCATGAAGCGTTTCTGATTAGATCGTCTGTTGCTACTCTTTGAATTACTTGTTTGAATTTCACGTTAGGGTGAATAGTCATTCCACCTTGCTCTAAAGTTGGTGCGCTAAGGATAGCAGCAGCAATGTACTTACCAGCAAACTCACCAGCGTATGTAGTGGTGATATTTGTACTTGTACTTAAATTAATTTTTTCCATTTTATAATATTTTATTTAGATTAAACAGCAGTTAATGTAATTGCACCAGCAGTAGTTCCCAATCCGAAAACATACCAGTTTGTACCGTCACAATTCAATTCTACGAAATCACCGATTGTATCAGCAGCGTGTGCAAAAGTGATTGTGTTTTCATCAGCTCCCGGTACGTTTACTGAATTCACAATAACACCGCCTTGAATTTTGTTTGTAGCAGCTTTGATAGTCCACGCAGTAGTAGCAAATAATGCAGCTACCGTAAAACGATATCTAAAACCCGCAGAAGTTGCAACCGCTGGCAAAGTAATTTGCGCTCCAGCAGCAGCGTTTAAATAAAATGACTTGTCCGAATCTTCAGCAGTCAAAGTTGTTGCACCAGTCAACGTTTCAGAAAGACCTACTTGTCTTGTTACGTCGTTAGATACAAAGTTGTAAGTTGTACTCATTTTTTTTTGTATTTAGTTAATTATTTATTTAATTTTTCAAGTATAGAATCCATTGTAGTACGTGTTCTTTTAGCACCCAATTTAATAGACTCGTTCGTGTTTTGGTTTTCAGGGTTAAAAGAAATTGGTTTAACCTCAGATAGTTCAACTTCTTTAGCTTCTTTTAGTTTAGATAGTTCAGCTTTTAGCTCGTTATTCTCGTTTTTAAGCGCTTCAATTTCAGAAAAGAAAGATTCTTTAATCATGCTTTCTACAATCTTTTTAGGCGCAGCTTTTGAAGTTTCCATTTCTTGCTCTTTCTTCGCTTCTTCTTCGATCGGTGCTTCCTCTTCTACCTCTTCCTCTTCAACCTCTTTCTCTTTGATTTCAGAAATTATTCCTTCTTCTACTACTACTAAAATACGACCGTCTTCAAGTTCGTATTCACCTATTGGCAAAGCTATTTTTTGTTCATCTTCAGTAACTACGAAAACCTCGTTACCAGCTTCAAACATTTCAGCTTCTAAAACTGTAACACCGTCCGATAGTTTCATTGTTTCTAACTTTACCTCCATTCCGAGTAAAGTTTTAATTTGATTGATTAGGCTATTTTTCATTTTTGTTTATTTAAAATTCATTTACTTTATCTATTAAATTACTTAACGTTTCCCATGATTTATTTACTTCATTATAATTAGGAATAGAAGCCGCGTTAATTCCTAATTCTTTTGCTTTTGCTTCTACTACGTTAATTAATTTTGCTTGCGTATCTAAGATGGATTTAGCACCTTTATTTTCTGTTTGCATTTTTTTATACGAATCTTCGTAATTTTTAACAGATAAATTAACGGAATCATTCGCTTTTTGTATAAATGCAATAGACTGTTTTAAATCGTCTACTAAAGCAAGTTCAATTTCGTGCTTTTCAAGTTCTACTTTTTGAACTTCGTTAGCCTTTTCGATTTTCTTTAAAATATTGTTTATCATAGCTTATTAACTTATTGGTTTTTTAATTGTTCCTTTTTTATAAATGTACTATTGTTGAAGTACCTTGATTTACTAAACTTCCTATACCTTGATTTTGTAAGTCCCCGTTGCAGCATTTAGAATCGTATTTACCGTCTTTACATAGGCATCCACGTTTACCGCCTTTAGGGCTTGTTTTACTTTTTGTCGGTGTTTTCATAGGTTATAATTTCTTTTCAATTGCGTCATAATATTTTTGTTCTGCAAATAATAAAGCATCGTACATTTTTTTAAAACCCGGTATATCATTTAAAGCTAAACCTAATTCACGTGCTTTTGAATCGTATTCAGCATATAATTGTTTTTGCTCTTTATTAATTTTGTCAAATGATTTTTGTAGGTTCGTTTTATCCTTAATTATTTGAGTAATGGAATTTTCATAATTAGTAATAGAAGTTAAAAGTGTTGTAGTTATTTTTTTATATAAATCTTCTATTTTGTTTAATTCTACTTCGTGCGTTCCTAACTTTGTTTCATTCTCGTGCTTTCTAATAAGCTCTTTTAGTTTTTCTATTGTATCCATTTCATTTATATTTTTACTCATGTCGTATTTATCTACAAAATAACCTTCTATTGAAAATCCTTTTACTTCACCGTCTTTTACTTTTTGCCAAACTTCGTCATTGTTTACTTTCATTGAAATCATCCACGTTCCTTTAGGTAAACTAAATCCATACAATTTACTTTTGTCCGTCTTTTCATCTTCAATTATCCAACTTTCAACAACGGACATTCCCTCTAACATTTTACGTTCGTGTTCGTACGTTGCGTTGTTTTGATTAGAACGCATTAAAAAAAGTTCCGAAGCTTTACGTACCGTGTCCTCACTAAAGTAAATGTAGAACTCTTTATCTTTGTTTTTACGGTATATCTGTTTGTTAGGAATTAAAGCCGCACCCATCAAAATTCTTTTTTCAGTATCGACCTCTTTTAGTTCTACTTCGTGTTTTTGTAGTGCTACAAAATTTTCTTCAATCGCTGGTGATTCAACAACAGAAACGGCATTAATACCCATTTCTTCTTTTGTCTCATCAATCAGTAATTCTATTATTTCAACTTTTGCCATATCTCATTAACTTATAATGTTGCGTTTTGTACTCTATTTCTGTCTAAGGCTTGTGCGCTTGTTACTTCACCACTTACTACGTATGCCTGTGTAGGTGTTTGTTGTAATTGTGCAAGTTGATTAATACCACTTGATCCTATTGTGTTAAAATTCGCAGTCATAGCACCCCCTCCAGCACCACCGCCGCCACTTGGCGACATAGAACCACCACCGCCAGAAGCTTGAAATTTAGCTTTTGCAATCTTTGCAATATTAACCGCAGCGAATGCGCCAGCGAGTCCAGCTTGAACATACGGATATGCTGGAAACGCAACTGTCAATGGTGATTTTTGACCTGTCTTATATGCTTCTAAAACTGCTTCATAACCAGCTATTGTAGCACTCGAAATCTTTGCCGCTTTATCTACTTGAAATGCTAACCTTGCTTTCTTTTCATCTTGTTCACCAAACAAAGAACTTAATTCAGAAACTAAAGATAAACCGTCATAAGCTAACTGAAATTTAGCCTTGTTTAATTCTTGTATTCTTGCAAGTTCTTCCTCATCTTTTTTCTTTTTTTCCTCTGCTTCTGCATCTGAATATTTTTTATTTATAGCAGCGTATTCTTTATTAAACCTTTCAGTAATTGCTTTTTCAGCTTCCGCGTTACCATTTGCCGCTTCTATTTTAGCATCGTAGGCTAATTGTAAATCAAGTAATTCTTGTTCACGTTGTGAGTTACGCGCCTTTTGTAATTCTAACCATGCAGCATCTTCCGCTTTTATTTGTTCTTGTAACTTTAAATCTCGCGCATCCCTTTCTATTTTATCGTACTTGTCATTGATAGCTTTGGTATCAAGTTCTAAACTTTCAACTTGTTGTTTTATTAACTTGTCGTAATTTTCTTTGCTTAATTTATTTTCTTTTAAGTTTTTATCAGCTTCTTGTTTTTCGTATTTATATTTTATCCGTAACGCATCTAAATCTTTTGCGCGCCCTTCTTCCATCAAACGGTTTTTTTCTTCTTCCATTTGACGTGTGATGTCAATTTGCTCTTGTGCTGCTCCAGCCGCTGTGCTTACTGAACTTGCTGCCCCTCCTTGCTCTAATGCTTTTATTTCTAATTCAAACCCAGCTTTTTCGCCTTTCATTTGCTCTAAACCTAATTCAAGAGCGCGAATAGTGGCATCGCTTTTTTCTTTTGTTTCTTTAGGATCAAATAATAATTTAGCAGTCCATTCAGCAGCCGAATTAAGACCTTGACTTATATATTCGTTTAAATTTGTAGCTACTACTTCACCTATTCCAAGCGCTTTACTTACTGTATTAGCGCCTGCAATTACAGCATCAATAGGTAAAGCAATTGCACGAACTACATACAACATACCTTCTAAAGTAATTCGTACATAGGTTTTCATCCAATTCATGTTCCTTTCAGCAGCTTCAATTTCAATTTTCGCATTAGCCTTAGTATTTTTAAGTTTATTTTCAGCTAATTCAATTTCACCTTCTATCTGTTTAATTTTAATTTGTAGGATTTCCTTTTCGGATTTACCTTGAAGCTTTAATATGTTTTCTTGGGCGTCTAACATATCGCCTTTATGCTCTTGCTTAACAATATCTTTGTCAAGTTCCTTCATGTATTTCTTTTGCTCGTTAGAAACACCAGTAACAGCCAATTTAATATCATCCCAATAAGCTACTAAAGTACCAACGGCTACAACTAATAAACCTATTCCAGTCGCTGCTACTCCCGTTCTAATTCCTGATAAAGCGTTTTTTGCAGCCTCACCCATTGCTTGAAAAGTAGGTATCGCTTCACGTATTGTAGTAAGTCCTTGAGTAATGGTCATTGCAGCCTGTAGCCTTACCATTGTTTCTTGTAACTTTTGACTTTCAACGCCAAATAAAGCAGCCGCACCTTCAGCTACACCAAACGCACCAGCTACACCACCAACCGCCATAGTCATCTTTTGAGCAGCTGGAACAGCACCCGCTTCCACTTGTAAATCGACTGACTGTTGAATCCTCAAATAATTTTGAGTAGTTTGTAATAAATCTTGGTATTCTTTACTTGCCGTTTTACCAGCTGCCGCTAATTCATATAACCTATCTTCGGCTTCACCCATCCGTGTTGTCAAAGGCTGTATTTCTCCGTAAACATTAGCAAAAGTTGCACCCGTATCCGTAGCACTTTTATTTAACTCTTTGTAGCTTGTGGTTAATTCAGTAAGCTTATTTTTAGCCGCTGTTACCTCTTGACTGTTTTCACCATAGGCTTGTGTTAACTCATCTACTTCTTGAGTTGTTTTTGCAATCTGTTGACGTAGGTTTTCAAACTGTTGTTGAACCTCATTTGCATTATCTTTTACTCTTAGTTCGAGCGTTCTTGTTTCAGACATTGTTTGCGCTTTTCTTGTTTATAAATCTTTTTTAAATTTCCCGTTAATTCGTGTTTTCCTTTTGCCACATCTACTATCTCACTCACCCCGTAAAAATCATCGCTCTTTAATAGTTCTAAAATTAATTGAATCATTGTTGTAATATTTGAGTTTGTCCTGTTACTTGTTCTCCGTTGCTTAAAGTGTACGTAGTTATTAAGGTAATAACTTGCACCGCTGAATTTTCAGTTACTATGTTTTGAAACTCCTCCGTAATTAAAGGATCGGAATTTTCAGCTAATATATTTGAAGGGGTGTTTAAATTTTCAGGAATTGTAACAGTTATAAATCCACTTTCTGTTATCGTGCTTGGTGTAATTGTAACACCAGGAAAAGCCGTTGTAATATCTGCGCTCACAGCCCCGTTAAGCCAGTTAATAGGAACTTGTAAACTTTGTGCATTAAACGAAGGCACAATAGGCTTGCCAGCTCTTAAAGGTCGAAAATCTAAATACAAACTGAAATCTACTTGCCCAGTTGTTAGGTTACTTTTCATTTCGTTTATAATGTATCTTTTATCTCTTATAATAAGACGGTCATTCAGTTGTAAGTTAGTCAGTAAAGAAATAGGTAAATTCGTCTTAACGTGAACTAATCTATTCTTTAAATTAAACAAGTTAATTAAGTAAGGAAAATAATATTCAGCATATAAACCTTGTTGAATTGTTTCTAAATGTATTACTGAATTTTCAGCACCAAAGTTTAAACTATATTTCGTGTTTTGGTAGGTAAGGTCTTGACCAAATTGTGCAAATGAATCTATATTTAAATGCGTTGTACCAGTATCAAATTTAATAGGGTGTGCGCTTAAATCATTGCTTTCACCGTACAAATAAAGCAGCATCGGTTTAGGTGTATATGCGTTAAAACTTTCATTTAGCGTATAACCGAAAATAGCATAGTCGCCTGAAGAATGCGTTGACCGTGCAAATAATAAATTTTCAAACGGTGCTTCAATTACATACTCATCGCCATCGTAGGCAAATTGATACTCCATATTACCGTATTCCGAATTACTTATTTTAAAGAAATTACGGTTAACAAAACTTTCTGACTGTTGATATTTAAAAGCTATTTTTTTATAAAGTTTAATGCGTTCAATATCAATTGAATCAATATCAGTGTATTGTGTAATATCTACAATTGCGCCTTGTGAATACCAATCTTCTAAAGGTAGTATTTCAAAAGTATTTTCTGAAGTAGCTACGCAAGTACAATTAAACTCTTTTAAAACGCCTGAAAAGAAATCCGATACTTTCATATCTGGTAGCGTAGAATTAACGCTAACATTACCAGCTAAAACAGTTTGTACCGTGCTTATTTGTGCGTAATTACTCAACCCGTTTACTCCCGTTATTTGGTAATTAATTAACATATCAATATTCATAGGCGCAGTGGCTTTCATTTTAAAAGTCAAAGTTGTGTCTAATCCTGAAACATTTTGAAAACTTACATTACCAAAAACACCCGTTGTGTTTCCTTCAATTGATTGATAAAAATTACCGTCTTGAAATACGTCAATATACCAAGTTCCAACCGCTGATTGATTTAATACTTGAAAACTAATAACACTAAATTGAACGTCTTGTGCAAATAATACATTTATTTCGTCTTGGTAAATATCCGTATATGTTAAATCGCCCGGGTTTGGTAAAGTGTTATCCCCTATTACCGTTGCTGTTACTTGGTCAATTACTACGTCTGTACTTTCAGTTAAAAAAGTATATTCGTTCGTGTTTTTACCGTACAAAAATACTTGGTTAAATCGTGTATCGCTTAAAAATGTTCCAGTAAAATTAACACCGTAATCAGCACTTATAGCACTAAAGATTCCTCTAATTCTTACCGCTGGGAATAATTCGTCGTAACGTATTGCATGAGCGTTTTGCGTTACGTTTTCAGTGCCTTGCCTATACTCCCAAACTCGGTTACTTGCAATTAAAGGATATCTAACATCGTAATCGGTTGTTAAATCCGTTATACGGTCGTAAACATTATTTGCAGTATAAGCAAACTCCAAAAAACTTAAATCTAACTGATTCAATTTATCTTCGCCAAACAAATCTTTTAAGGTTCGTATTTCACCATAAAAAGTTAGCTGGTAGTTTTCAGCATGACCGTTTTTTATGTTAGCTTTTTCAATCTGAATTTTGCCGCGTCTAAATGTAGTAAGGTCAATTTCTATTACTGCGTTCCGTCTTATGTTATGGTCAATAGTTCCGTCTACGTCAGTTTGATAAAAATGTTGAAATATTTCATTGTTAACAGTTGAAGCTGGTACGGTAAACGACTGCGAAAAGTCGGTAAATACTTTTGAAATATCGTTAATATTTTGAACGCTCGAAGTAACGTTAATTTGTTCATCTTCAAATAGCTCAATCTTAAGTCCTTCAATATAAACTTGTACTTGTCTCATATTACGTTGTTAATAGCATTGAAAGCAAAATCAAACTCCAAAGAATAGTTAATCATTTTTTGATTTATATTCTTGAATAGCTCCGTTGACTTCGTGTTAATCTTAACAGGTAAACTGTTTAATAATATTCTTTCGCTTGTCATTAATTGTTCTAACAAATCGTTGTAGCTTTCAGTTACCCAGTCAGTATTTACTTTAATGCTTCGTTTTGCCGTTGTGTTAAATACCTTTCGTTGCCCTTCTAAAGTATTGTAGTTAGGAAACGTTGACTGCATTAAATTGTATTCCGTGTTTTCAATGCTGAATGTATCGTTAGACGCTGCAAAAAACCACGTCCTTTGCCAACATCCATATCGGTTTACAAAGTCGCATAAAACTGGCGTATATCTACAAAGTTCAAACGGTTTAAAATTGGCTTCCCAAACAGTAACATCAGTTCCTAAAATATCGATTGTTATTTCTAATTTATTTCCACCAGCATAATAGTTTTGATAAACGGTCGGTACATCTAAAATAGAATTGTTTGTTAAGTTTTGTGTGAACGTTGCAGCCGTTGCTAAGTTAGTATATTTCGCTTTGTAGCTTGTCGCAGTTTTTACCATTATGTGTCCCGCCCTTCTACTTGAATTTGAACTTGGGTTCGTGCCATCGTAGTAATAGAAAAACGTTCCCTCATTGTGTAGTATATCGTAAGTTGGTGTGTAATTGTACCCTTGTTCGTACCATCCAAAACCATCGAAAGCTACGTATGAATTATTACTAAGTAGCGTGTATGTACCTCCGTCTAATTTGTATCTTTTCAGTTGAACATTGCACCATTGGCTTGTGTTACTTGCTGGAAAAGTATTATAAATTTCTTGCCTTGTATTCCAACTGATATACTCACGAATGTAAGGACTGATATTATAATACGTCTTTACGTTGTTTGAAGCTGGTATTAATTTACTTAAAGTGTAACTTGGCGAAGCTGGTGCGCTCCCCGTTCCATTCCAAATAAATACCTCTAACTTAGAACCCTCTTGGCCTGTTTCCGATATTTCAACTATATAAGGTGAACGTGCAAAAATACTCATTATCTATTCTTTAAATTTTCTCTTAATATTTCGTCTAATAGCTGTTCAGCATCTAAACCGTATTTATCTATTAACGTATCTGGCAAAGTTTTGTAGGCTGCCTCAAATGGCTTGGTAAAAAACAAACTTGGTTTGATTCCTGTCATGTAAATACTTCGTGCTATTATAAACTTTAATCCTTTTCTACTTTGAAACTGTCCTGATACATTTCGTGGTGCTATTCCTTTGCGGACCATCCAACTATCTAAGCTTCGTGTTAATCCACCTTTTGGTCCCGAACCGCTGCCAAATTTATAAGGCGAATTAGGTGCGTTTTGTTTACCGTAGTTTTTTGAACTTGAAGGCAGCCCCGTTGGATTTGCACCTTTAACTCCTTTGTCCTGAAAATTACCGTAAGGCTCCATTTCAAAATAAATACCAATTGAATTAGGCATTGCTTTTACTTCGCCTTTAATCGAGCTGGATAATTTACCGCTGCTATCTTTACCCATCTTTTTTAAATTGGCTTTTGCCTCAGCTACTACCAAATCACGGAACTTCTCTAATGCTTTTAATCTTTCACTCATTAATCGTAAATTGCATTTAAAGTAATTACACCGCTCGGGCAAAGTGAAGCGTATTGTACGCTGTTCATTTCTAAACGTACACGCCCATCCCCATTATCGTGGTAAGTTCCGTAATTTAAAAAACACGCTTGATTCTGAACAGGTGGATTTGCATTTAACATATCTACAAAATCACTTATATTATTTTGATTCGTGCCATAACAAGCCGTTACAAAATCACCATCACATAAATATTGAATTGAGTTCATAGGTGTAGTTACAAAATCTATTACTTGAGTATAAACTAAGTACGTGTCATTGTCGCATATTGTCATTTCGTTAGGGACTAAAATATCGAAAGTCATTGTCCAACCAGCTAAATAGTTTTCAAATCTTTCAGCAAAAGCTTCTAAGGTTGGATTACCATCCACCTGAAAAGGTAGTGTGTATAAATCACCCCTTCTTAACTCTTCGTACAATCTATTTAAAACTGAAAGCATAGTATTTAATACATATACCTCATTATCGTTTCCGTTAAATATATCGGTATCTTCGTCTTTTGATTTGTTGACAATATCCATAGCCATTAAACTTACGTTAAAACGAATTATGTTACTTTCAAACGTAGCATTATTTACTATGATATGAACTAAAGGAAATATAGTTTGCTTTGCTAAGTCCACTCCAAAGATATCACCTTGTGTAACCGTGTTTACAAATGGATCATTTTCTAAGTTGGTTTTTAACGTATCTAATACCGTGTAATAATTAGCCATGTCGTTGTATTTTTTTTAATTCTCTATCTTCTATTTCTCTTTTTTGTCTTTCGTAAGTGAGGTAGGTAAGACATTTTCTAACTCCCAGCTTGGTAACTTCATCAAACTTTGTAACGTCTCCCTGAGATAACGCATAGATTGAATTGTACCAGCCCCATCTTTTATTAAATTGCGTTCTTTCGCTAAAGTCATTATCTTCGGATTCTTCTTTATCTCCGTCTCCAAAGAGGTAAGCGTATGTTGTACTAAGTCGCTTCCTAAAGTCGAAAAAAAAACCGTTGCACCTAAGACAACATTTAAAGGTGCGTACTTCATTACCTCGCTGAACTCATCTGTACCCGTATATTCAAATATTTCGTGCCTATCTTTTACTTTCTTTGTGATTGGTCGGTACATTACAGCCATCGCTTTGTGAAAAGTTTCTACGCTGGATATATTACTTTCTAAATCAATATACTCTCCAAAGGTCATATCCTCCAGATTAGGAATAAACCCAAACTCAACACCCTTTATTTTGAATGTAGCTTGAAATTTTGGCTTCTCTTTGAAGATATTATTTAGGTGTACTGTTAAATCTCTTATGTCGTTCCATTTTACCCTTACTACGTCTTTCATTTGTAGGCCACAAAATATTTCAACCGTCTTTTGGCCAATAAATTCTTGGTCGTTTGACTTCTCTACTACCTTCATAAATTCCTGATAACTCTTTAGAGGTATTTCACTTAATGAAGTAGGTATTACAATTTCTGTTTTCATCTTATTAATTAACTTTTTATTCGTGTTTTTGTAGTTTGAGCATTTTGTTAACGTCAACAAAAAGATATTTTCACACTATTTGCATACTTGAACGGGTGCGAACTATTATTTATTTACCAAATATGATACTTGCCGTAGTTAGAATTCATTCCTAACGTTTCCATTTCGTGGTATCGTAAAGCGTCAATAGCGTGATTATTCGTATCAATAGGTTTGTTTAAACGCGTTCCTTGTTTATCCGTGTCCCAACAGTAGGCACGTAGCTCTTTAATCAAATTAACGCTGTTAGAAGTAACTAAATATTCTTGGCGTTGCATAACATCAATACCGTAGTTAATTGAATCCTTGCCCTTTGTAACGCCTTTAATTGTTATTCCGTAGCGCTTTATTTCTTCAATACTTTTAGGCTCGCTTGAATCAGCATATACAGGTACGTGTTTTGGTAGTTCCTTTGCAATATCACTGTTTAACATTCCTGTTTGGTACTTCAATTCGTTTAATATTCTTTGCCCGTTGTAATTGTAAACTTCAATAATTGCAGTTGGATCATTCGTATATCCAAAGTCTAATCCAATACCTATTAACTTTGCGTCTTTCGGTAGTGTGTCAATTGTTTTCCAGTTACTAAATATAACGCCTTCGAGCATTCCTATTTCGCCTAAGCCGTACACACGCCACCAGTTACTCCAGTATGCGCTTGTTTCGGCTTTTAAACGATTCTTTTCTATTTGTTGTACAATACTATTGTCCAGGGCTTCGTTGTCCTTATAGGTCAAAATTAAGAAGTCGCTATCTGGTTCGTGTTTCAGCTCTTTGTGTACCCAAAACTCATTTGCTGGATTAAAGTCTAAATATACTTCTTTCTTTGTACGTATTGAGAGTTCGTTATAAGATTCAAAGGTTACGTTGTTACATTCGTTAATGTAAAGTATATCACGCCTTGCACCCCTTAATTTGCTTGAATCGTCAGCACTAAAGAATTCCATTACACTACCGTTTGAAAATTCGTACCTTAAAAGCGACTTATTAAAGCGTTCGTCAAAGTACCTATTATTTTCTTTCATGATTTTAAGAAAGTCTTTGAGCGCACCTCTACGCAAATGAGGGATGCTTTCAGCGACAATACTAATTTCAGTTCGTGCATAGGATGCGGCTTTTGTAATTAACACCGCTAAAACGGAATATGTTTTACCAGCTGAAGTACCGCCTTGAATTATTTTGATTCGTTTTTGTAACGCTTCAATTTTATCTATTGCCGTCGTTATTATCACGTAACTTAAATAAAGGTTGTTCTACGTTCGTTTGTTCTACGTGTTCTTTCAAGTTGTTTAAACGCTGTGTAATGCTCGGGTTGTACTGTCCTACCATACCGCCCTCTATTTGGTCTCTACGTATTTCTTTGCGTATATGCGAACAGATAGGTATAAATTCCTCGTATCTTTTGTCTACGTTCTTAAAATACTGTTCAACTTCGCCTACTTCGTGCCAGCAAAATATCTCAAAGCCTTCCATTGTTAAAGGTCTTTCAAGTGGCTCTGCTCTTTCTTCAAACTCTTTACCACCGAATACGCTTTTTATTCTTGGATTTGCTTTTACGTCTTCTTTGTATCTTAGGAATAGTTCGTATAGTTGTTCAGGGCTATCTAAATTTCTTGGTCTACCTACTTTTGCCATTTTTAGTTCGTGTTTTTATTGTTCTTCTTTATAACTGTTGTATAAAATTTCAAGTTTATTCATTACATCCCTTAGACAAGAACCGCAGCTTGTTGGCTGCATATTTACTTTAAATACTCTATTGTAAATTTCTAACATTCTTTTTTGTTCGGTAGGCTTCATGCTGTAACGCTTTTCAGTAAACCATTCAGATAAAAATTCGTGTTCGTGTTTTAGTAAACATTCAGGTTTACGATAAGGAAACAAAGAATTTAACTTTGCTTTTCGTTCATCACAACCGCAGTCTTCACCTAAAACCCATTTCGCTAATTTAGCTACTCCAGTAACTTCTAAAACTTTTTCTACCGTGTCCCCTAATCCTTCACTTTGTGCTGCTAATATTTCAGCTTTTGTACGTCTTTTTCGTGCCATAATTTATTTTATTAATTCGTAATCTTGGTTCTTAAAATCTTCGTAATCTTCCCGTACATTTTCTTTCAATCGTTCTTTGCAAGTCTTAATTGTTTTCCATACGCTTTTAAAACTTATACCCGTAACACCTTCTATTTGTCGTGTACTCATTCCTGAAGTTCGGTAAAGATCAAATAATAGTTGATCGTACCAGTGCCATTGTTTAACCTCGTGGTTTATTTTTATTTCTAAACGTTTCTTTGCTTCAAGTATTTCAGGTAAGTATTCGTCTTTGATTTGATATGCTTCTGTTATGCTTACTTTTGTTATTCGTGTTTTGCTCTTTTTGTAATCAAATGTCATATTTCGTAATACAGTCCAAACAAAGTTTTTATTTAGCTTACCGTTTAAATAGAACCGTTCAACGTTATTTATTACAGCCATCTTTAAATACATTTCTTGTACTATATCCTGTGCGTAAAATTCCTCGCCAAAAGTGCCAACAATCTTAATCCAGTCGTTGTGGTGTTTGCTTAGTTCTATTAAAAACTTTTCATTTACCAAAGTGAACTAAATAATTGTATTACTGATAAGCTGGATAAAAATATTAAAACACGGTGTATAGATTCTAATATTAATTCGTCTTTATATACCCACGTTTGAAACTTTTCACTTGTTACCCAAAAGGCACAAACAAGAAAAACCCTATCTAAAATAAATAGGGTTATCAAAAAAGGTAAAAGTAAGGCGTGTCTCACCCTACAAAGTTATACTATTTTTTTAAATATTCGACAAACGTCTTTCTTCGAATATCATTTCTTGGTTAAAATCAAACTCTTCTTGCATTAATTCGTACTCGTCAAACTCAAAAGAATACGGATCATTGTCTAAAACGCTTTCAATATATTCACAAATTAATTTCGTGTTTCTTTTGTTTAAGTGCTTAGAACTTATTAACGCTCCATCCTCAGCATACAAGTCGTATTTACTTAATTTAACTGTTACACCGTCTAATTCACCGTCTTTTAATATCCATTCAGGCGTAAATTGAAACTGCATTTCTTTTCCTTTGCCGCAGTCAATATCAAAATACCCTACTCCGTTGTTAACTTCAATGTTTTTTACTGTTGTGTTTCGTGTTTTCATAGCTCTTTATTTAATTATTTCTTCAAAATTAATATAAAAAATTAAATAAACAATACTTTGAATAAAAAAAAATGCGGAATTTTTTACGTTCCGCACTTGAAATACTTGCAAAGTGTGGGCGACCGTGTTACACAATCCATTAACCACTGCAAGTTTTAGGTTTACCAGAGCCTAATTTTTTATTTTATCTAATATCGATTGTGGCGTTTTATAGCTCCAACAATACTTGTTATAAATTCTAATTAAATAATTCATTTGTTTGAGTCTAAAAACTTTCCTATTCGTTCAATTGTAGCCGTGTTTATTGTTTTGCCTTTTAAAAAAGTGTGAATGTTTGACTGATGCAATTTAGCTTCTAAACAAAACTTGTTTAGTGTTATTCCTTTGCTTTGAATATACCGCCATATTAACGTGCGTGTTACATTATTTATATTCGCTACTATCTTTTCCTCTTTCATAGCTTAAAAGTTGTTTAAAAAGTCTGAAATATCGTTGCTTTTAGTATTCGTGTTTTGCTCGTCAACTGGTTTAACAGATAAACTTAAATATCCTTTGCCTTGACCTGTTTGTTTTTTCCATGCACTCATATAAAATTCACGCCCTAAAATTGTTACTTTACCATTTAGATCGGGGTGTGTTTCTTTCGTCTTTTTGTCGTTTGTAAATAACGCTCCGCTGTTGTCTCTTTTTTCCATTTTTATTTTACTTTTAATTTTAACATTTTAATTACTAAAGAATCCGCATTTACAGTACCGCCTTCGTCGGTTACGCTTGTTAGTGCTTTTACTAATTGCTTTAATTCTTTAAGTTCTTTTTTTAATTCTTGTATTTCTTGGTTAACTTCAGGATTCATATCACTTGAATTAAGTTGTTATAATATTCTCTACATTCTTCTATTCGTGTTTTGATAGCTTCTATTACCTTCTCATCTCGCTTAATTACGTGCGTTTTAACGCGCTTTTCCTTAGGTATATGCATGAAAGTATGTTTGGCTTCTACAAAGTCTATTATTTCGTCGTTTTCGTCTATTTCGTTTCTTCGCCAGTGTTCCCTTCTTATTTCGTCACGAACGATTTGTAAAGGTGTATCTATTAAACAGTAACACAATAACGCTTCTTGTTTATCAGTTAGCCACATATAGCCCTGTAATTGAAAATAGTAATCTTTGTTTTTTACTTCTTCTTCAATTACCTTTTCAAAAAACGTAAACGCATCCCAGCTACTTTTAACATCTATTAATACGTCCGTGTTTACGTCTGGCTTTCCCGTTACCCATTCATTTGTTATTCGTTCTTCATTCTTATAAATAAATCCTACGTCTAAAACATTGTTAACTAACTTTATTGATTCGGGTTCTACTTCGTTTCCTTTGTCGGTGTATCTACTCCAAAATTCTTTGTGAATATTGTATTTTTCTTCTACAGCCAACTCAAGTAAATACGTTTTAGTAGTTTGAGAAAGAGTTTCCCCCTTGGTTCGGGGGCTACTCATAATTTTTCCTATTTGTGAACATCGTATTTTCATAGCGCTGCAAGTTGTTCTTTAGTTAAATCAAATTTAGCGCGTAGTTCTTCAGCAGTAAATTTATTTTCTTGAATTGCTTTTAGTGCCTCTAAAAATCTTTTGTTGTCTAACGTTTCCGCTTTTCTATTGTCTTTTGAATCAGGATCGTTTTCCGTTTCATCAATTAAGAATAAACCATTTAAAGCGTATTTACGTGCATAGCTCGAAGCCGTGCCAGTTGTTTGTTCGCTTGACATTCCTTTGTGTTCGCTTAATTCAGCATAGGCGTTTACTTTAATTTCTCCATCCGTGTTAATCAAAGTTGCAGTTGCTTTTAAAAATAACCTACTACCAACCTCTACTACTTCATCAGTGAGTATTAATACACTTTCGTATTTGTATAAAATAGGTTTTGCAGATTCAAGTATTTGTTCTGCACTTCGATATTTGAAGCCGCCAAATTTGTTGAAGCTTCCTTTAGGGCATTTTAATTCTGCCTGAATTTTAGTTAACTGTTTCATGTTATTTTGTGTTTTGTGTTATGCAAATTTAATAATAATTTTTAATATAACTATAATTAAAAAAAATATTTATAGAAATTTCTTTAATCCTTGTACCGCATTCTCTATTGAATTAGCTCGTTCCTGAAGGCTTATAATTTGTTGTTGAATAGTAAGTTTACAATCGCTGGTGAAATACCCGTTAGAAGTAGCTATTAACGGCAATAAACCATTTGAA